CGTTAATTAACAACTGACTCGCGTGAATTCGGGCAGACGCGATGGAAATTTTATTAACATCGTAAATAGGGTTTTTAAGTTCAATCACGTAATCAGCTGGGTTTGGGTATATAGTAGGATCTCTTTCACTACTATCTATGTCTAACGTGTATACGCTCATTAAAATAGAGGGATACTTTTTTAATGGGTGTTGTTACTCGACTGTTTTTTATTTACATCATCTGCTGAGCTATAGGGTTCTGTTGAAGCTGTTGTTTCGCAACGCCCAAACTTTCGTCTGTCGCGTAAGGGTTAGAATTACCCTTGTATGCGTTGAATTTATAGTACTTGTTGTTGTTATACTGCTGCGTCCAACCACCACTCACGGGGCCGACTCGCCCATCTACGCGTGTAGTATCCGCGCGCACGACAGTCGGCATACCACCTTGGTTGAGAGGACCCGCGCGAACGTTCATGCGACCGGCGTTACCATTACGGTTCGCCTTACCACGGCGATCATCGGGTCGGAACCCGTATTTAGATAATTCTTCTACTGTATGCCCCGTTCCGTACGTACGCGCCTCGCCTATCTTTGTTGCGGGGGACGAAAGGTATCCGTGTGAGAATGTAGAAACACCTGGTGCAAGTTGGTTGTTATATCTATACTGTTCGCTATTTCCATCCTTCTTGTTTCGTGTGGGATCTTGTGCCATTTTCATACCAGCTACCACACTCTTAGCACCCGAAAACCCAAGACCATCATCACGTGACCCAGTCTGCGACCGATTTGTTAAACGCTTGCCGTTTACGTGTTCACCGCGAACAACATGCCCATCAAAACCTTGAGACCTACCACCGGCGACTGGACGACGATCGGGGAGAAATGCAGTCTTTTCTGGACGGTTATTGGCAATGTCGCCCATCTTCCCACGACGTCCACCAAACACGTCTCGCGCTGGACCACTCCGACCAGGTAATGTTGTGAGACGGTGCGCGCCGACATTTTCGGGGTTGACACGTACAATTTGCTGAAACCCACCGGCAGCTGCTACATCAGGGCCAACCGCGATACCCGGACCAACATATTGTTTTTCGATGGGTGATATGTTATTCATGCGACCATTGTCAAACATGCGATTGCGCATCTCAAGTACTTCAGTACCAGATGAACGTGTTTGTGGTACGATATCAGCGAAATTTTCTCTTTCCATTTTTCGTTCCGGAAGATTGTCGAGACCAATCGGTCGGGGGGCGGCTATGTTGGGCATTTCCGCCTGAATTATAATAGGTCCTTCTGTAGGTTTAGATACAACCTGGTATAATTCCGGTTTAGGATCGCTTAATTTTTTTCCTATGTAGGCTAATCCTGCGATAGCTATAATTGAAACAGGGTCTGCCATTCTTAATTGTTATAAATATTTTTATTGACTGGGATATCTCGTCGTGAACATTTGATTTTGTGTATCGGCGCGTGTACTTTCGGGTTCATGTGTCATCGTCCGGAGTGGAAGTTTACACTTCATGTCTTGGAGAGGGAATAGACCCCGTTCGTACGTTTTCGCGAGGATTTTATTAAATTGACTTGTGGACTGCGGTCTTAACTGATCACTGGTCTCAATGTATTGAGCGGGGGAGCCCTTACCAGCCATGTAAGGAGCTGTCCCGTACAACATCGTGTTAGGGCGACCCGAACTGTAATTAAGAGTGCTGGGCTGGGGATAAACAAAAACCTCTTCATTCGCACATACGGGTGGTCGAGCGGGATTTTCAACTAAATTCATACCAGGTTGGAGTTGGTACGCCATTTACTATTACATGAGAATATTTATCTATCTAAGCCGGGCCGTTTCCACCACCGAACATACCACTCCTCATATCTCCACTGGAATCTAAACCGGCGAACGCTTCTAATTGTGCGCCACGTGCATTGGGATCACATGAACGACTGTCACTTCTACAAATTGAACTATTCTTCTCACCATACAACCACTCGGCAAATTGGGTTTGGTCACCAGGGATGTTTGTCACTGGACCCGAAACAAATTGCCGGGCATACGCATTACGCTGAAACTCGGGCATCGGGGATCGAGATTTCTGGGGACCGTATGGAATAGTACCGGATAACATTCGGTTAACATCCTTTCGGACTGTTGGATAATCACACGCTGACGGACGATCGGGGCGATCATTGAAATCCGACATCAATACATTAGCCATTGGGTTATCATACGTAGGTAATTGACACCCTGATTCATATCCTTCCTTTACAGCCGTGGGGCGAGCTTGCCCCTCTTTTATCATGTTGTTCATTTCCATAACATACAACACTCCTAAACATGTAGATCCTAAAATGAAAACGCGTACATCACGCCTGATAAGATACAATATACACGTAGCGTAAATAATAAAACGAGCTGTTGCGTTTACTCGTTCCGCTGATGTATGAATTTTAGTTGGCCAAAATTCAATTACCTTATCAGCTCTGACAATTTGTGTGGGATCGTCAAACAGCGATACCATTTATATTATATAGGTTTATTTTTTCATCATGCCACCGAGAAGACCCTGCATGGACTTCATGAGCTGAGCTTCATCAATTTCCATGCCACCATCTTCGTTTTGCATCTTATCGGCACACTGCTTCGCGACCGTTTCAATCATACTGAGTGTTTCAGCTGGGATAGCCGTGATCGTCGTACCCAGCATGTAGAGGGTTTGAATGTATTGCCAGATGGCATTGCGCGTACCTTCTGAGGCTTTCGGCCAGCATCGAGCCAAGTTAATATCCTTTAGAAAATCGATGGTACCAGCTTGCTCGAGAAAAAATGATTCATCTTTTGCGTTAATCTTATCCGCGTGGGGTGAGATGTTCGCCATGAACCCTTCTACGATAATCCTTCCATTAGTGCTTCGCATGAGTTCGAATGCAGCCATGTATTTTTTTAATCCTTTTTCTTCTGGAAATGCCGAATGTAATTCCGTAAGAAATTGTCCCATCATGTCATTGAACGCAGTGATGGAAGTCATTATATATAATACAAGAGATAAATCTTTAAGTTGGTCAGAACGGGTCTGTTGAAATGGTTTCACGTTTACCTATTCCATTTGATACGATGAAATATACTAATATACCCACTAATGCAGCAGGTTTTGCGTAGGCGCTAGTTGAAAGTGTTCCTTCGTCGTTAAGACGGGCTTTGCCGTGTACGTACATGGCGGTTAATCCGGCGGCTATTATTGCAGCCGAAGCGGGCTCTCTGAGGTACTCGTCCATATTTAATAGCCAAGTTTTTTAGTTCGCGTTTCAGCGGCATCCGAAAACAAGTCTTCACCTTCATCTACATCCTGGGGATCGATGCGTTGTTGGTTCATAGGCTTTGAAGTAATCGTTCTAAACTCGTTCTGAAACGGAGTTGAAGGTTCTTCAATTTCATGTTCCATTGGTTCACCCTGGGGTTCTTGTGTATCATCCATTACACCACCCGCTTGTGGCATTTCTTCTTCACCCATAGGAGGTATTCCGTAATCTAATTGTGATTGTGGTTGACCTTCGAGACCATTTTGATCATATTCGTCGACTTCGTCAATTTCGTCGTGCTGCATGTCAGCATCCTCACCTTCGATATAGTCTTCAGCGCCTGCAGACATATACGTTTGCAAAATCTGCTGAACAGGTATCAATTCCTTCACTGTATTTTCAACGCAGATGGCAAACCTGTCATATAAGGCGTCGTTTCTGTCATGCTCGGATTGATTTTCGGCAAACACGTATGGATTTTTGTATAAATCTTTCGCAGCATTCTTGTAACACGTGTGAATAAATACTTCATTCGTTGGTAATTTAATAGCCATTTTCTTGGAATCCTTGCTCAATCGAACAGCCGATAATATTTTCACGGAACTCACAAACACGGCCGCCACTAAATCCTTGAACCACGCACATCTATCTGCGATGTTGTCCGTGTGCTGCTTTGCCATTGTTTCACTCCACTCCGGTACGTCTTTCAATAATTTTTGAAACATTAAAAGAACTTTACGATTCTTGGACAATGTATGCGCTTCTTGGTACATTGCATCAAATACGTCGATCATTACCGGGCATATGAGAATAGAGAGTTGTTCCATGTATTCGCGTTTAGCTTCAACCAAAATGTTCAGGTTGTCCATTATGAGTATACGGACTTTTATTATCAGTTGTTTTCCGCATTCCTCCTGTAACGGTTAGCAGCCTTCTTTAAATTTATAAGTGTTGGAAACTCATCTATAGAATCAATTCCATTTTCACTCGTCCTGTTATTCTTTTTCACTTTCCATGTTATTCGGATTTCGAAGTGTCCCATTACATCAACATCAAAACCGGCATTTTCTAATTGCCGTTTGATATAATTGGTCGCCTGTAGCCTATCATACGCTATATACCCCATGAGAAAAGAAGGAATTTCTGTATCCACATATTTACGCCCAGTTTCAACCGCGCGTCGCACTTTACGTGTAATCTGTTTGTACAGCTCTACGTACGTTTCCTTTTTCATACGATTTCGTTTATTGACAATTTGTGAAATCTCTTCCACGTTTATCATTAATAGTACTTGGACTAAATTTTTATTAAATCTAACTCACCCTGTTGAATGGTATCATACTCTATATATTCTGACCCTTCAATCACACTTTCAAACGGTGTCTTATTACTCGGCGGTTTTATATCCATGGGTTGTGATTGCACACCTATAACTCGTACATCCCCTGACACGGAAATAATGTTAGACGTGACGGAAAATCCAAACGGGAACCCGCCCATTTTTACACACATGAACATACATTGATATAGCACATGGTTCTTGTTCTTGTGTTTATACTGCCGGATACCCGTCGTTTCAATTATATAATTAGGTAACCCCGTCTTTTCTCGTATATATTCACTCGTCACGTGAACCAATTTGGATATAATATCACTATTAACCTCGAGTGTCCGCACTTCCCTATATTCATTCATGTTAGGTGCGGGGTCGTTTATTAGTACCTGGTGAATTGATTTCTGTGCACCTTTGGTAACAAAAGTTTCTTTCCTGGTGTCTATTAGAAGTAATACCAATACAAATAACAGTAGTAGGTTGTACATTAATATATAGTACAAAAAAAGTGCGTTATCAATCATATTTTTTTTGATAAATTACATTAGATGTCCCTTCTGGTCTTCAGCCCAAAATGCAAACATAGCGTAGAAGTCCTCGAGTTTATCCAGAAACATAAGGAGTTACAGCAAATCGTCCAATACCATAATGTCACCGTTTCCGGAATACCCCCCGAGTACAGGACAAAAATCACACGTGTACCGACCATGTTAACAAAAAATGGAAAGATTTTAGTGGGACGTGAAATACATAATTGGTTGGAATCGCTCCTACCAGTACAAGAGCTGGAAACGTGCGACTTTGGCTCTATTTTTTCATCAACCCTAGATGGTGAACCGAGTAGTGATATGTTTGGTTTAGATGATTACGGTAAATCACTCCAACCGGCGATGACACGTGAATTAGAAGATAAAATAAGTCGCAAGGTTGAAGATGAGCCTTATAGTGATATAAAGAAATAATACGCGAGTAATCGAGTATGAAACTGGTGACCGTGCAAGCCGCGGCCATCAAATCTACATTTGAAGTGTTGAAGGATATATTAAATGACGTCAACCTATACTTTAAACCAGATGGGGTATATATCGTAACACTTGATACGGCTAGAACATCTTTGATTGACATGTATCTCCCATCTGAAAATTTTGAAGAATATACATGCGAAGTAGCTGTCGACTGTGGTATTAACATGACTAACATGTACAAACTTCTCAAAACTATCACTGTCAATGACGTTCTCGTGATGTCAGTCGATTCGAAAGAATTCATGAATATTGAAATCCATAGCGAACAAAAGAAAACATCAACAAAGTTTGCATTAAAATTACTCGATATTAATGAAAATCAAATCGAGGTTCCTGAAATGCACATGACTATAAA